CCTCAGGAGCTTGAACTCACCAGGCGTCCAACAATCAATACCCACAGATGAGGTGAACCGGCGCATCACCCGCTCATCATCAGCAGGCTCCAAGAACGTGATACCTGTACCGCCTGAGAAGTCACGTTGACTGCGAAGCCACCAGCCCGTCAGGGACTGCTCGCCAGGGTCACGCTGATTATCGAACTGCTCCTTATTGGAGGCAGTGAACCCTCGCGACATAGGGAACTCGTCCGAAGCCACACCCAGGAACGGCTGACCGGCAATCGCCCACTCATAGGCGAACGCACCCAGGCTGAACTGGGTCAGGCTCGCAGAGTAGGCGACACCAATATCAAGTAGCGGTGTGTCGGTGATGTCTGTCAGGACAGTCAAAGCAACCCCTCAGAGGGCGGGGCCGAAGCCCCGCCCCCATCAACTAGAAGGAGGAACCGATCAGGTGAGGTCGAACCACAGGTAAGAGAAGGTCGCGGCACCCTGGTCAATCGCGGCAGCGGACGAGTTCACGGCATAAACGGTCACCGTGTTTGCAGCCGTCACAGCGGCACCAGCGAAAGCCAAACCCGTCGTCAGGGTCGGCACGTTGATCACGACAATGTCACCAGCAGCAGCACCCGTCAGGGTGAACGTCTTCGAGCCCGTCTCGCCAGCGGCAATCTCATCGAAGTTAACCGACGCAGTACCCGTAGCCACCACAGCCTTCAGCGCAGCAGCCTTACCCACATACCGGGCAGCAATCTCAGCAGCGCCAAGACGGTCACCAGGGTCAGGATCAACAGAGAACGTCAACGTCTTACCGTCATTGATGTTCACGGTGCGCGTACCATCGGGGGTGTTCGCAATCTCAACACCATTACGCTTCACCGAGATCACAACAGCAGGGGTGTCCTTGCCAATGAAATAGGTCTTCGAGGTTGTGATCGTGTCAGGGAAAGACACAGCAGAGGACAGGGCGGCGTCACTGAACCATGAGCCACCTGTGAACTCAACGACAAGTGTGTCGCTGGCACCGTTCGATACGGTGACGGAACCACCGGGCATAACTATTCTCCTTCTAGTGGGTGTTTCTCCTCACAGCTCCTGGCTAGTGAGGGCACAACAAAGGTGCGCCCACAAAGGGCGCACCTGTAGGGGTGTTCAGTCTTCGTCGTATTCGACGTATCCAAGGAAGTCCCAGATGTCGTCGTCCATAACCACTCCTTATCTGGCATCAGGATGCAGGTTAAATGGCTGCTTTACTGCATTGCAGTGCAGCAGGGATCGATGGGGAACTACTCATAAGCGGAAGTCGGGCTCGGCCTATGAGAAGTGTCCGCAACTCTTACTTTCCGGACAACGTTCGCAATCCCTAGGTTCCGAACTAGACGCCCAGGAGCGCGGCAGCCTCATCGGCGGTTAAGCCCAGGGCTTCCAACTTGGCGATCGCGCTGGCCTTAGCGGCGGCCTTGGCCTCCTCGGCAGCCTGTCGCTCGGCCTCCGCAGCGGCAGCGGCAGCCGCGTCTGCCTCCCGCTGCGCGATCTCCTCGGCGGTCAGGGGCCGCTCGGTGACGGTGCCGTCCGTGCAATCGACGATCACGGCGATGGGGGTGTCAGACATGGTGGCTCCTAAGCCTTGAGGATTCCGTAGAGAAACGCCGACGAATACTGAGCGAACGTGTTCGCGTTAGGGGCTAACTTGACCGACGTAATCGCTGCGGTATTGGACCAAAGTCCAGCGATAGCGGTGATGTAGGCCGTGGTCCCGTTGCGCTCCTCCACCGATTCCGCGCTGACGCTCTTATTGGTAGACCCCGCATAGTTAGGGATGTAGACGCTCACCGATGAGAACGTGCTGGCGGTCGTGGTTGACACGTTCATGTCACCCGCCAGAATGGCCGATGTCGTGTAGGTGGCCGAACTGGCGCTAGCGCCGTTGCCCTGTAGGTAGCGGCTGCTGTACGAGGAGCCTGAGCCGTTGAAGGTGAGGTCAATGGCCCCGCCCGATGAACTGGCGTTGCGAGCGGTGACCAGGAGCCATAGGTCGGTGTAGGTGCTGGGGATTGAGGTGAACTCGATGTTGGATGCGCCACCGCTTCCGACTTCCACCTTGGCGATGAGTTTGCATGTAGTCGCCATCAGCGGCCCCCCGTTCGCAATTCATGGGTTAGTGACATCACGCCGCCTTGATTCCGAAGAGGCTAAACTTGCAGTCAGCCTTGAACGTCGTCGCAGCCGATGGATACAACTTGATCGCTGTAATTGCGCTGGTAGAGCGCCACAGTCCCACGGTCCTGTTGACCGCGCGTGACGCTGTGGCAGACGTCCCTAGGATCGTTTTGTAAACGCTGGTGTTCGCGTAAGACATAAAGTGGTAAGCGTAGACAGACTCAATGCCCGTGCCAGCGTAGGAGTAATTGTCCGTGATGATGTTGGCCTGATTTGAGTATCGGCCCGAATCGGATATTGACCCGTTCCCCGCCAAGAATGTGTAGGAGTAGTTGCTCCCCGTGTCCGAGTTGACTTGCAGTTGGATGTTCCCATTCCCCGATGTGGTGCCTATGTTGGTGACCAATACGAGGTCTGTGTAAGTGCCCGGTATCGAGGTGAAAGTCACGTCGGCAGCCGCGCTGCTCAAGGTCTGCGAGGCGATGGGCTCATACGTCCTAGGCATCATCGCCCCCCGTCTGTAACTGTGTCGTTAGTGTCATGCGCGCACCCCAAACAGGGCAGCCGTAGTGTGCTGAGCCCAATCGTTAGCACCAGCCGTCAACTTGATAGATGTAACAGCAGCAGTTGACGTCCATAGATTGCTGTTGAGGTAGATAAGCCCTGAGCCGTTATTGTCCCATCCAGTAAGAGCGCGAATGACCGTCGTCTTAGAACTGCTGGCATAGTCAAGAATGTCAGCAACTCCAGCCCCAAAGACGCTCGCCGTTTGTGTCGCTGTCGTGGCCCGTAGGGGGTACATCACCGTTCCGGTTCCGCTAGTGTCGGCGTAGACCGTTGCGCCGTTTGCCCAAAGAGCGTGATAGTTGTAGTTAGAGCCTGTGTCTCCGTTTAGTTGAACCTTAGCGAATCCACCGTCCACGCTTGAGTTGGTTTGCCGACCAATAAACCTGATCTGCAAATGCTGATAGGTCCCCGGTATTGACGTGAACTCAATGTTCGCGGCACCGCCGCTGCCCACCGTCACCGTAGCAATCGACTCCAACGCGCCACCAGGGAACACACCAAACCCCGCCAGCGACCCGAACTGACCCACAATAGGCATCAGCGCATCACCTGTACTGCGCCCAAGCCCCAAGCACCGTGTAAGTCGGGGTGCTTGCGGTCTTGATGATCGTGAACGTGAACGCATCCACACCAGCAGTCTGATTAGCCTGCGACGACGAAGGCGGCTCCGTATCGTTCAACCACTTAGGCGTCACCGCAGTCCCATCCACCTGGACCGCAGTCGGGTAGTAGGCCGTCGTGCCGTTGTTGATGATCCACGAAGCCGTGATCGCGTCACCCGTCGCCAGCATCGAGTTCAACGTCGTTGACGCATCCCCACGAATGTTAATGGTGTGATTGGCAGAGGCATTGGTCGTGTAGAACCAGGCGCCGGCTGTCTTGACGTTGATGGCGACCGTTCCAGAGGCAGCGGAACCCACCACGTTGAACCGCTCCTCAGGCCCAAGCTGAATGAGGTTGCTCAGGGTGTCGGTCCATGACGCTGCCGTGCCGTTGGTGGTCAGCAGCTTGTTGGCGTTTGAGGTCTGCGAAGGCAGGCCAGAAACCGCAGCCCACTTTAGGCCCGTAGCCGTCGAGGAGTCAGCCGTCAACACCTGATCGTTGGAGCCGACGGCTAGGCGTGCTGGGGTGTCGTTGGCTGTCGCGGTGATCAGGTCGCCCTTGGCGTCTACTAGGGCTTTAGTGACATACTGCGTATGAACGTCCGTAGAGTTGTCATTAACGTGTGAGTTCGTCTCATCGAAATCACGAGCTGACACACCATGCCGGAACACAGCACCAGCATTGTGAGACACAGCCGAAGTACCATCCACCCCACGAGTCACCGTGAGAGTAGTACCCGACACGTTAGTGACAGTCACAACCTCCTCAGAGGCCGTATCAGCATCAAGGATCGCAGTCCACGGAGTCTGGGCAGGAAACCCAGACAAGGCTGCAACCGTGATCGAAGTCGTTGAATTATTAGCGGAAGCAGACAACGTGGTTGCTACCGCAGTAGACGAGTAATACCTACGGGGCATCTATCCTACTTCCGATAGTGAATGGGCGTATTGAGGTTGTCACGGAACCTGGCGATCTCCTCAGCCAGACGCTGCTGATACAGCGCATACAAAGTCCTAGCCACATTCGAGGCAGAACCAATCTGTCGGCGCTCATCAAAGAAGCCTGCCTGCACAGAACTCGGATCCAGCAGTGCCACATCGATTGACGACACAAGTCGGGCAGCCGTCCCCAGAGCAACAACATCCCGGCACGATGCAGGAAAACCAGTCGTCCCCGTGAGCGTGTCCGACCCCGCCGACAGGCTCGTCGGCTCCTTCAAGAACCTCACCTGAACCGTCCTGCCAGGAACAATCGGATCCCATACTGTGATCGTCTTCCCCGTCGCGTAAGCGGAAGCAGCAGCAGACGTATCAGCCTGCCAGCGCCTCACTGTCTCCCAGCGGCCCGAAGGGCCAACCGTCTGCCAAGTCACCTGAAACACAGACTTCACAGTCGCAGGAATCGAGTAGGTACTCTTCGAGGCCAGGAACGTGAACGTCGTCACATCCTGGGCCTTCAACTCCACACCCATCGACTGGATCGTGTCGTTGATTGCACGCTTCACATAGTGGCGAGGGAACAGGGGATTGAACGTGACACGGGCGTTATCGCTGTGCGTAGTCGCAGTCGTCCCATCAACGGCACGACCCCACGGCTGCAAAGACACAGCATTCGTCGTGATCGCATCAATGTAGACAAGCTCATCATCAATCTCAGCCCGACCCATACCCAGGCGGGAACCATTATCCACATTGAACGTCGTAGCCGTCCCATTCAGGGAACCATTCAACGCAGTCACAGACTCCTGCGAACGCACATAGCCACGCAGCATGCTGAGGACATCATCCGTCAACTCATCAAACGTCGTCACAGGATAAACTCCTCCGTCACCGTGTAACCCAAAGCCACCAGCTCCGTCTTCGTAGCGTCATCCAAGAAGTGATCCCTGCCACCACCCAAATAGACCTGAGCAGCAAGGGTGCGCTCCAAGTCAGGGTGCTGTACCTCAGACCACACACCGTCTTCCCTCAGCAGTGAGATGCCCTCGTACTCCTTGAAGAGCCGCCACTGGTAGGTGTTGCGGGGTGTCCTGAACAGCCAGCCCTTACGAGTCACAGTCACCGTCCCGAAGTCGTTAGACGGATCCACGGGTCCAGGGATGATGAACACGGTGGCGATAGTGTCCGCATCCCCGAACAGTTCAGTCCCAGCAATCCCATTAGGGGACATCACAAGGTTCAGGCTCGGGTTGCCTACGGCACCCGTAGAGGCAAACCCTGCGATATTCATCGAGGTGAACGCTGTCGTCGTACCCAGAGCGGCAGAGGAACCGACACCTGAGACAGGGGCAGTCGTGTTGGCCTGGGCCGTGCCGACTGCACCAGCAGAGGCAAGCCCCGAAGGTGCCACTACCGCTGTCAGGGCAGGAGAACCCACAGCCCCAGAACCAGCAGCAATCCCATCCACAGACAAGGCAGCATTCACCTGGGCCGTGCCCACAGTGCCAGCAGGAGCAACCCCAGACACGGCAATAGTGGTGTTCGCCTGCGCTGTACCCACAGCCTCAGACGAGCCAATCCCGGTCGGGTAAACCGTCAGATCCAAACTCCAACCGAGGAGCAGGACCGGACGTTCAGTGATGTCCTGAATCTGGACAGTCACTCAGTCAGCCCCTACAGGGAGAAAATCTTGTTTGCGCCGCTATCCCACACCACGGTGATGTCGCCACCGGCAGGCTTAATCGGGATACCCGTGCCCGTGTCAATCCACGCAATCAGACGCTGCGAGGACGAGGACACATCAGCGCCACCAGTCGAAGCAGACGACTGAAACAGCAGCAGCGCATGATCGCTTGCGCTAGACGCAGGCGTCGTAAACGTCACATCAGCCGCATCGAACACGCCATCAGTCACCGTCTTGGATGCAAGCGCACCAGACGTAGCATGCAGCGTCGCACCAGCACCAGTCACCTCAGACACCGTGTTGTGTGCGGAAGAATATGTGTAACCCCGAACCAGGGCAACCTTGATAACCGCCGTGTCAAGATCAATGCTTCCATCGAGGAAGCCTTCCTTGGCCTTAGGGAAGACAGCGTTCGCCACCTGTACTCCTTAGAATTGAACTACCTGCCCCGTCTTAGGGCTGTAATGGGCACCGTTGCTGAAGGTGTTGTTTGTTGCATCAAAGGCAGCGCCTGCCTTCTCCGATATCTCAATCGCCTTACGGATATCGGGAGTCCTAGTTGTCGCAGGCTGAATCCCTGCCGACCTCGCGGTCTTGTACAGATCCAGTTCAGCCTGCTTGCCACGCTCCCTGGTCCGGTCAATGCCCAGGTGTGACTTACCCCAGCCCACTCGCAGAGAAGCCGATCTCAGGCAATCCCCATAAGAGGCATGGTCTTTTGTGATACATCCGGTCCTACAAGCCATACAGATAAATCCTTCCAACGCCTGTAGGGGCCACCCCCACTATTTGAGGTGACCCCTACAGGTTGATCAGTTAGATCAGGATGCGTTGATCGAGCTCGAAGACTCGATGCGCCAGAGCGCCGCCTCGCGGTAACGCTTCCAGCCCAGAACGCCGTACCAGCCCAGAGGGCGGTGACGCATGAGCTTGTCAGTCACAGGACCGACAATGGTGTGCGGCTCCTCCGCGACAGCCTCAGCAAGCGCCTGCTTGCCAACGATGATCGTGCGGAACACGCGAGCCGAAGACGAACCATCGGTCGTATTGTACATGCGCGGCGTCTCAATGAAGTACGCGCCATCAATCGTACCGATGAAACCAGGCCAGAAGTTCTCCGAAGCGTCGTACTTGTGGAGATCCTGGAAACCTCCACCCGTCGTCTCGCTACGAATGTCGTGCGAAACCTCAGGGTGAATGTATGCAGCGTAGAGGCTGCCCTGACGCGGAACTGCAAGACCCGCACGCAGCTTCGACACACAGAAGCGGACATCCGTCAGGGCGATGGTGTCCGTCGCCTCAACCTGATTGGTTGCGGCAGGAGTGTCAGAAGCGTCACGGGCGTAGCGCACATTGCTGCCGCCACGAAGTTCCGTCATGGCAACCGCATCAAGCGAGTCAGCCATGTTGTAAGCAATGATGTCAGCCGCAGCCGGGTCAACATCAGACAGCGAGAACAGACCCAGCTTGCGGGTGAGCAGGGCAGCGTTGCCGTACTCAGCCAGGGTCACCGTCACCGTGCTGGTGTTGCTCAGCGCAACAGCATCAGGATCGACGTTCTCAGTAAGGGTCGAAGTTGCCTGAGCCAGATCAGCATAAATCTGGAACACAACGGACGAACCCGGCATGGCCTGCTGCACAGGACGCTTATCAGCAACATCACGGATGAGCGGCTGCGAACGCAGGGCCATCTCAACATAGCGATCATAAGCGGACTGGACAAGGTTAGTCATGCCAGTCTGGTTGCTGATCGTAGCCGAACCAGTGTAGGTATTAGGCATAGTTGAGATTCACCACCTTTCGCGGTTAGTTATTGGACTTGGTCAGTACACCGGGGGACCGCCAGCGTTCTGAAACAGAATCCTGTTCAGCTCTTCTGGCGTCTTCGCAGCAGCAATCATTGCCAAAATCTGCGACTCGTCACCCACAGGTGCTTGTCCCGCGTTCACAACATCGTTGAACTGCTGATAGCCCTGGGGCACCTGAATGTCAGGCTGATTACCCATCTGCTCCTCGGCCTGCGATCCACCATTCACAGCCGCAGTGGGCTGGAACACATCGCTACGGTCATCGAGCCAAGACGTAATCTCTGCCTCGTTACTCAGACCCTCAGGGATCAAATCAGCGATCTTCGGGTTGTAGCCACGCGAGGTGAGAACTTCCTGCACGCTGCGCTTACGAGATTCAACTCGGAAACCTGTCAGTTCCTGTTCGAGTTCCTTGATGCGACGCTGCGCTGCCTTGTGTGCTTTACGCACCTGGGTCATAGCGCCGTCATCGTAATCATCGAAATCGTCAGGCAGGTCGTACTCATGCTGGGCCATATGCCCTCACCCTCTTCTCATCCGTGGAAGTCGCCACCCACACGCATCACTGGGGAAGTAGACGCATGGCTGTGGCTATCGGTCTT